GCGCCGGCAGCCGCGCGCCCGCGGTCAAGTACCTGCTGGAGGCGGCACGCAAGGCGGCCGCACAGTGCGCCTACCGCGAGGCCGTCAGCTACTACCGCAGCGCGCTGGAGTGGTTCGAGCGCCAGGGCGAGGGCATAGACGCCATCATGGAGGAGTTGCGCATCCGGATGGAGTTCGGCATCCAGTTGTGCGCGCTTTACGGCTTCGGTTCCGAGCAGGCGGTGGAGACCTTCCGGTCGGCGCTGACCCTGGCACAGCCGCTGGGCGACGATCCCCGGCTGTTCCCGATCTATTGGGGGTTGTGGACTAGCGCCAGCTCGTGGGCCAACTTCTCGATGACGCTGACACTGGCGGAAACGCTGCTGCGGATGGCGGGCGCGGCCGAGGATCCCAATCTCCTGTCCCACGCCTATTACGCCCGGGGCTACAGCCATTTCTTCCTGGGACGCTTCGCCGAGGCGGTGGCGGATCTCGAACACGGCGCCAAGGCCTACCAGCCCCAGCATGCCAACCTGGTCCTGGGTGAGGATGCCCGAGTCACCAACCTGGCCGTCCTGTCCATCGCCTGCTGGCACACCGGCCAGGTCGAGGATGCCTTGCAGGCCTCGCGCGAATCGGTAGCCCACGCGCGCCGGATCGGCCACCGCTATTCGCTGCTGTACGCGCTGGTATCGGCCACCGAACTGCATCGCCTGAATCGTGACGTCGACGAGGTCGCCACCCTGTCGTCCGAGGCGCTGCAGATCGCGCGCGAGATGGGAACGCCGCTGTGGGCCGTCTGCGCCGAAACCAGCGAGGCGTGGGTCAAGGCCGTGCGCGGCGATGCCTCGGCGCTGGGGGAGATGGCCTCGTGCGTCCAGCGGATTCCCGCCTGAAGGGGGGTGAGATAAATCCAGGGCTGGAGATGAGATAAATCTGGGATTCACCGGGCCGTGGTGGGCTTTACCGGGACAAGAAGTACAACAACCTTTCATGTCAGGAAACCCGGGCGGCCGCGGCTTCAATCGGCGAAATCACCCAGGAAGTTATCCACAGCCTGGAGCACAGACGGACGGACATCGTCTTGCAGCGTGGCGTTCTGGGCCGTCCCCCTGAATGGCAGATACGGTCGGGCCGGGATGCTGATGGTGAATCCGTTCACAGTGTACCGCCGGTCCGTCGCCCGCTTGTGGCTGTCCCGCGCAAAGACGGCGAGGTTCCGCGATCGGCCGGTGGCACCTTGGCGCATCAGCGCGCCGCTGGAGGTAGTCCGCAGGCGGGCGACGCCAGAGTACGGCGGTCGCTCTATCGTTCCACCGAACTGGTGGACGGCCGCATATGCGCGGGCGGCGCCGCCGGCCCCCACCTTGGCGTAATCGTCGCCGTAGGTCGACGAGACGCTGGCGGCCAGGCGGCCGGAATCCTGTAGGATCATCAGCACCGACCCGCGCTTCTGCCGCCGCCGCAAAGTACTCTTCTTGAGCGGCAGCCATGCCGGTCGGCCCTGGGCGGCAAAATTCGCCTCCGTCTCGCTTTCCAAGATTCCTGCGATGATGCGGAATAGCGGGGCCGAGTTCGCCAGGCGCCCCTCGAGTCTGCCCAGCTGTGCATCGGCGCCGGCAATGATCAGTTCGACATCGATCATCGGATGCTCCCAACCGAGCGCAGCTCGACCCCATAGAGCAATGTTCCTTGCCGAAGCGCCTCGGCCTCGGCCAGATCCTCCGGCGAGTCGCTGAACACCTTCCAGAAGAGCGACCCATCGCGATTTTCTCGGACGTAAAGCGCCCGCAGCAGCCGGTCACCAAATACGCCGAAATACCTGCGCCGGTAGTAGCCGTCATCATCCAGCCCCAGCCATATTTCAGCCGGCGCCTGGAGGGCAGCCATCACTGCGCGGGCCATGCGCAGCGCAGCATCGTCCAGATCCTGTGGCGCAGGCAGCAGTTCAGGGCGAAGCACCACCGGCCCGAGCGGCGTCTGGACCTCCCGCATATTGCCGCCGGGCACCAGTTCGGCGAGCAGCTGCGCATGGGCATCGGCCGGAGAGTCGCCGCTCGTGAGGCCTGGTACGTCCAGGACCGGGAAACGTTGATCATTCAGACCAGGCCGTCCAGCTTGCGCAGCGGTAATCGCGCCCAAGGGCGGCTCGGTCAGCGTCTCGCGCTGTAGCGCGCTTCGAAAGCCAGCTGCGTCGAACCGCGCCCATGCCTCGCCCGGGTTGTAGTCCCAGGATGGGTCCGGATAAAACACCCGATCGCGGCCCAGCTCATCCTGATAACGCACACCGCGGACCGTCGTCGGGATCTGGTCTCGGCCAAGTGCCACTTCGCGCTCTACGATGCGATCCTGGCCGGTCTCGACGCGCAGGCCCAGGCGCTCCACATCTGCTGTGCTGAGTGCGCGAACGCGGCACCGGCAACCCCAACCGTTGGGCGGAAAGATGACCTTCCAAATCGGGTCATCCCACCGGAACACCTTGCCATTGAGCGCGGCGTGTGCCGGCCGCGTCCGGCTATCCATCACCGCAACGTATTGCCAGTACGGACGATCTTCGACATTGTCGAGGAGGCGCTTGTACCGACCAGCCATGTAGGCCGTTTGGACGTTGGTCTGGAAAATCGTCCTCAGTCGGCGCTCGCTACCGAGCTGCACGCGAGTGATTTCGCCCGTGTCGGCGTCCAGAGCATCCGTCGTTCCCCACCAGCCCTGATCCTGCAGCCGCGGCCGAAGTGTGCGGATGAACTCGGCGAGCGTCTGACCTTCGCCGATCGCCTTGTCGACTTCCTGCCGGATCGTGCGCAGCACGTCCTCGGATGCTGCCTTGGCGACAGTGAAGGCACGGGCGTGCGCGTCGCGCTGCATCTCGTGCCAGTCCCAAGAGATCTCGAGGCCCTTCGATCTGAAGTAGGCAACAGCGTCGGCCGGTACTAAGTCAAGGCGGGCTTGTATGCTGGCCATACTATTTCCCGACCAACTTGGAGATCACGCCGTACCAGAGCACGACAGCTACGACGAAGCCCGTGCCGTGGCAGAAGCCGTCCAGGAGCCTAATCAGAACCACCAGCCAGTTGATCTCCCAGCTCATGGCTCAATTCCTTCCGCAATGATGGCTACTATGACCGCGCCGGTCAGACTGAGAATCAACCATTCCTCACGCATGTTCGCGATCCATATATAGAAGTGCTCCGTCAAGCCGGCCGCAGCCCAGATCCTGGAGCATGCCCAACGTGAAATGACTTGCAGAACTGGCACCTGTACACGTTCAGGCGCCCCGTGTTCGGCGCGCGCTTGCGCACCAGGCGCAGCTGCACCATTGCGTCCTCGGATGTCGCATGCCTGGCTTTTCCTCTACACGCCTTACGCCGCAATCGCCTCTTGCTGCTCATTTCCAATTCGCTTCATGATCAGCGCCGTCGTCCCACCCTTGAAAATAGCCGACCAGGTACGCACAGCCGCCCACCGGGATGGCTACGGCGACTACCAGCGCCGCGATTCCCCAAGCGTCCATGTCATGCTCCGCGAAAGTCAAGCGCGTCCGCTAGTTCCTGTTTGAACAGGTAGGCCTCCACTTCCCAGACGTGCTCGAGCGCCATATCGCGAGCGGCCTGCCGGCCGATCTGTGCGTCGAATCTCTCGGCCAGCAAGGAATTGCTCTTGCCGATCACGCTGAATCCGTTTTGCAGCACCAAGCAGCAGACGGTCATCGTGGTGCCTGGGAACACGTGATAATGCTCTTCCTTGATCGCGGCTTCGACGTCGTCTCTGGTCAAGGTGGGCGGACTACTGCTCGAAGAGGTCATGCTGCTGCTCCTTGGGTGAAGGGGAAGTACTCCCCTCAGGTTGAACACCGAAATGCAGGGCGATCCACGCCTGAACGGCCCGCGCGGCGGCGACGTACTCCCGCGACGGGCTCTTCGTGGTTTCCTGGCCTGGCCGGTAGGTGGCCCAGATGCGATCGCGCAATGCCTTCGGCAGCCGAAACCAGTGTTCGCGGCATCCCCACAGCTTGGGCGGCACCGGCTTACCGCATCCAGGCCAGTGGCAGGTATGGCGGCTCATGCGGTGCCCCGCGTGTCGACGGCGCACGCCAAGCACAGCTCCGCCAGCGCCTCCACGTCGAAATGAGGGCCGAAGATTGCCTGGCCGCGATACCGGAATTGCTCGCGAGTTTCATGCTCGACGCTTGTCAGCACGCACTTGAATGCGGTCTGTACCAGCTCGCTGCGCGTCATGAAGGTCGAGAGCTTCCACTTGCGCGTGCGCTGCTCGCTGACCTGTCCGGTCTCATTGCAGGGGGCGATGAAGCGGGCTTGCAACCACATGTGGCCATCGACGGACTCGGAGATCTGGAAGTGATACCCGGGGTAGTCGACAAGCTGCAGAATCTGGACTGCGGTGGCCTTGTCCATTGGGCCTCACAGTGAATCGCCGGTCAGCCGGCCGTAGGTCTCCGCGCCGAATAGCGCATTGGCGAGCATCGCCTGCGCCTGCAACCGTCTG